GTTCAAGGTTCAACATGTTATTCGCCATTTTCGTACTTCTCTATTGCTTGATCCATCGCATCCCACGATATTTTGATTTCACCGCCATGATCTAATTTGTTGGTTTCACTCCAACCCATTCTTGATTTTGTCCACCAGATAGCCGCCGTAGTATTCTGGTTTTCCACCGCTTGTTTGTATAACGACTCCGCAACCTTGCTGTTTGCTTTAATATGCCCGGTATCTAATTCGTTACGAAAGTATTTATAACAAGTCTGGCGTGATATTGGCTCTCCGGTGCGCTTGTTAATAATCACCTTACAAACGTCATCTACTGTCATTCCGTAGCCTGTCATAGCCTCTACGGTTTTACGCTGCTCTACCGTTGGCTCGAAGTTGTTGTTTGGCATTCTCTGCCTTCCTCCCTGTAAAATCTTCCCATCGCTTTATTGTAATGTCGACATATAGTGGATTCAACTCTATGGCGTGACACGCTCGACCTGACATTTCTGCGGCTATAATAGTCGTGCCGCTACCGCTAAATGGTTCGTACACCGCTTGCCCTGCGCTTGAATTATTTTCTATTGGACGCTTCATGCACTCTACTGGTTTTTGTGTAGAATGACCTGTTTCACTTTTACGAGGTTTATCTATATTCCAGATTGTGTTTTCTTTGCGACTACCTTGCCAATGTCCTGTAGCTTTCTTTTTTACCACATACCAACATGCCTCGTGTTTCCAGTGATAATCACCACGAGAAATCGGTAAAAAATTTTTTACCCATATAATTTGTGATCTTATTTCTAAATCACACGCCATTAAACTTTTTGCTATTACATTTGATGTAAGTCCACTATGCCAAACATAAGCCACATCTCCGGGAAACAACGCCCATGCCTCTCTCCAATCTGCTCTATCATCGTTATTTACCTTACCGACAGCCCTAGTAGCACTTATAGGTTCGCCATTGGCTTTTACCTTTTCATTTCTCCAATTTGCATCATATTCCACCCCATAAGGTGGATCAGTCACCATCAAATGTGGTGTTACTCCGTTTAAACAAGCCGACACAACGCTTTCATCAGTGCAATCGCCACATACTAAGATATGCCGCCCTAAACGCCACACATCGCCTAACTTGGCAACAGGCTCTACGTTTTCAGGTATTTTATCGGGATCGGTTAAACCATCAGTGCGTTCTAGCAAATCCGCTAATTCGATTTCATTGAAACCGGTTAAACCTAAATCAAAATCAAGTTCTTGTAATCCTTCTAATTCTGCTTGTAGCGTTTCAACATCCCATCCGGCATTTAATGCCAATTTGTTATCTGCCAGAATGTACGCTTTTTTCTGCGCTGTCGTTAAATGCTTTAAAGCTATAGTCGGCACTACTTTGAGGTCTAATATTCTTGCTGCTTCTAATCGTCCATGCCCGGCAATAATACCGTTTTCGCCATCTATCAAAATGGGATTGGTGAACCCGTATTCTTTAATACTTCCTGCTATCTGACTTATTTGTTCCGGCGAATGCGTTCTGGCATTTCCTGCATAAGGAATTAATTTAGTAATATCTATTTCTTTTATCTCAAAGTTATTGTTTGGCATATGAGTCATCTTTTATAGCGTCTATTTTAAAATAATAACTTTTTGATTTATCAAGTTTTTTTATTTTAATTTTAGATTTCTTTGTCCCAATAGTTAGCATAATTTACAGCTTTTAAAACCTGCATCCATTTTTTAGCTTCGTCTTCACTTTCTACCCAATATTCATCTACATATTGAAGTTTTATTTTTTCAGTGTCTTTTTTTGCTAATAATTTTTCTATTGTTTCAAGTACTTCTTTTTTTTCCCAACCAAAAACCCCTAACGAATTAA